TACTCCTGGATGTGGCATAATCTATTTCCCCCTTCTGGAACGTCTAATAGTATTAGCCATTCTCATTTGCTTACTAGCTCTCTTGGCCGCGTCTTTTGCTTGCTTGACTCCTTTGGGAGTATAAGCGTATTTTTTTCCACCAACTGTAGGCATAATTCCTCCTAGTTTAAGACCTCTGGCCTTTCTTCATCTACTTCTAGTAGCTTCTCAATAATAGAATCAACATCGACGGCTTTCTTAACCTCGACCTTAGTTGTCTTTGTCTCCTTTATATCCTTCTCTTGCTTAGAGTAGGCCGACTTGTAACCGTGCTTGTTTACCATCATGAACGAATAGAGAGCGGTGTTGAATGACTTGTTATTCAAATTGTCCCTGGCAATACCAATCCAGAAAGCTTCAGAGGCCTGTAACCCCAATTCTACTGCTTCCTGAAAATCTTTCTTTCTGGGGTCTTTCAACCACCTGTACCACGTACTTTTATTAATTCCAAGAAATTTACATATCTCAACAACAGTGGAACCATTAGCAAACATTTCGTTTACTTCTTTCTTATTTGCTGGTGTCCATACACTGCTATGTACTATCTCGCCTTTTCGTCGTTTCATGATGATATGTAATCAATTATTAATTTACCTTTCAGATGATCAATTTCATGCTGAATACAAACAGACTTAAGACCACTAAAATCCTTTGTAATAGTGTCTCCGTCTAAATCTCTATATCTTACCTTTATATTTTTTGATCTTTTTATTTTGGCCCTCATGTTTGGAAACGACAAACAGGCCTCATCAGTAAAGACCTCACCATCTTTCGCCTTTATCTTTGGGTTTACCATTGTGGTTAAATTTGACATATCGTCGGAAGGATCAAAGATGATGAGGTTCTTCTGTATTCCTACTTGTGGTGCAGCAAGCCCAACTCCATGGTGGGTATACATAGTATCAGCCATATTCTTAACGACACCCCTAACATCCTCGTGCACCCCTACATCAAAGCTCTCATTTCTTAATTGAGGATTAGGAAAAGCTAATATATCAAGAATTGCCATTAAGAAAATCGTCTAACTCTGCAATCTTTGTTGAAATCGTATCAGTAAATAAAAACGGGAGAAGCCCGTGTAGCACACCGACAACCCCCAAAATAAATAACCCACATGAAATTTTACATATATACCCCATGTGACTAAAATATTCCTTTCTCTACAGGGCACAGTGCGAATCACTTAATGAGCGCTTTTCTCTTGGTAACATTTTTCTTCTGGTTCGCTAACCCTTGCCTGCTTTCTTTCTTGTTAGCTCTCTTAGCTACAGGGGCTTTCTTCTTAACTGCTATGGCTCCCTTATTTCCAGCACCAACAACTGGCCTAACTTTAGGGGTTACAGGTCTGATTGTAGCGCCACCAACAACAGGCCTTGCAACCTTGCCAGCTGTACCGCCTTTTCCGGGTAAGGATGGTTTACCCTTCCCTATTGTGCCGACAGGTAGTCGCTTCTTTACTCTCTTCTTTAAACCACTAGTTGTAAGTACCATTATAACTCCCTAGTATTAATATATA